GCAGGGATTTGCGTGATGTTTTGCGTCATGATGCCGTTGGACTAATCTGTAGTTCGGCGCCCATGATGGCGACCTTGACCGGATCGGTGCCGCTAACCTCGTACACACGGTCACGCAGTTTTAGCGTCATGCCAAGACGGCGGAATATGGCGCGAGTGCCGTATTGCCCGACGCGACCCATAGAAGTCTGCCGTTCTCCGTTCCACGTATGACCACCGTCATCCGACCAACGCAGCATCAACTGCGGGTCAGCGCCAGTCGTTGCGTTAACGTCCAGAATAATGTCTTGACCGGCTTCCGTTTGCAGGATTTGCAGCAACTCAGTACCAAGGTACTGCGTGTCGGTAAAGGCATATCCAGACAAGCCAACGCCCGTCTCGCAGTCAATCTGGAGCGAATGGTGCGCGGTACGCTTCAGGTCATTAGCGCCAGTCGGCAACGCGCGCCAGCGGCGCAGCCACTTCTGTGTTTGCCCGTCATCGGCGTATACGTCTAAGTCAAACTCGTACAACTTACCGTTCTGGTAATCACCCACAATCGGCACGCCGTTAAAGCGAGCGTGGTTGTTTGCGCGATGACGCTTGAAGTCACCGTTACGGAACCCTGCGCGTTCGTGCCATGCGCCCGTAGCGGCATCAAACACCCAAGTCGTATCGGCATCCGTAAAGTTCAGCACATAAAACGTATGGCCGTCTTGCTGGTAGGTGTAGCCCACAGCATCAGCCAAGTTGCTATAGCCTTGAATGGCAAACTCAACGGCATGGGTAGATACACGCACGCCTTGGTAGCCATTGGCCCGATAGACGATGCCCTGACCGCGAGCGTCTGCGCCTAGCCAAAAGACAGAGTTATCCATCTTGGCTACCGAGTAGGGGGCAATACAACCGATCTCGTTGTAAGCGCCTTGGATGCGGGTGAGGGGGAAGTCAGGGTCGCCCGAGTTGTACCAGACCTCCACCGAGTTTGTGCCGAACAGCCACGCTTCTCGATGGTCAATGATGAGGGAAACTAACCCGTCTGGTGAACCCTCCGCGCTTGCAAAATCCAAGGGGTCAATAGACAAACCATCAAGCAGTTGTGTCACCCACACTCTTTGCGAGTTCGGTTCGTTGAACACAAAGTAACCGTCAAGGTAGCCCACAGTAACCGCGCCGGGAAAATCCGGGTCAGTAATCTGGGCAAATACTTCGGTTACTGAGTTGTAAATATATCCGTCAGGATTGGCGGCAATAAAGATTTGCGTGCCGTTGTCTGTCATTGACACGGGGCCAGTGCCAGAAACTTCGCCAATGTAATTGACGCCAGCATCTTCAAGAAGAATACCGCCGTCATCTTCTAACAAAATTTCAAACCCATCTTCTAGTAACAAAAACCCTTCGGTTTCAAAACTAGAGTCAAGGCGATAAAACTTGTCACCAGAAACGACGTACAGGTAATTGCCTAACGACCACAGCCCTCTAATCGGGCCTTCGCCTAGGTCTGTTTTTAAAGTTAAACCGGGGCAGCGTTGCAGATAAGCGGGTTCTTTGCCGCCTTCTGGCACTACCTCTGGATAAAGGTTTACCATCCGGTTGTCGGCAGCATTGACCGACCGGATGACGTACGACGACCCGAGGATCGGCGTCTTCATTAGAAGTTGCCCGTGAAGATGTTAAAGCGCGGACGATTGACGATGAGCGCCGCTGGCATTGCCATCAAGTCATCCGGGTTGTTGATGCGCTTCAGATCGCGCTTGCTGGTCATTGCAATGCGTTGCACTTGCGGAGACGGCTCAACACCGAACTCGGCTGCAAGTTCACAGGCCAAGCAAAAGCGGAACGCACGCAGGTATCCAGGCGGAAACGCAAGGGTGGTGTCCAACGTGGCCGGTTGAGCCAGCGGACGCACCGACACAAAGTGGAACTCCAGTATCTTGGTCGGTACTGGGTAAATGTAAATCTCCACGTCCGGGTAGGTCATATTGACCCACATCAACTGTGGATAAGTCGAGGTCACTGTTTTAACGGCAATATTGTTGTACTGCTCGTTGTTGATCAGTTTGATGCCATACGACACGTTGGTCGATGGGTCACGGAAGTAGGTAGCGTCGTCCATTAGAATCGGACGCTCGGCCACAAACGTGCCGGTCGGTCCCATCGTAATGTTACGGACGGTAGGCAACCAGTTGTAGACTTGATCTTGAGTCGAGAAGACCGCCAGACGCTCCGTACTCCAAGAGTCAAGCATCTGGTTTAGAGCAGCGAGGGCGTCTTGAGACGTGGCTGCCGAAGGCACTTCACCTTCTGCCAATTGCCCGATCAGACGCAGCGCACCGTTGATCTGGTCAGCAGCGGTGGTTGCCATGTATTACTCCCGGCGTCGTCGTCGCGCCCTTAGTGCGTTATCAGAAATCCCCGATGCCGACAAGTTTGCCGACACCGGGGATTCTGAATCATCCGGGTCAGAGGGGTCAAACTCCTCCCACCCATGCTCCATATCTTCCCGCGCTTCTAGCACCGAGATTGCTACTTTCTCGCCGTGCTTGTGATGACGAAGGTAGATATTCGGCATATTACGAGGCTACAAGCGGAACGCTGTACCAAGTGGTGCTGTTGTACGCCACCAAAATCGTCGAGGTGACGTTGGTAATTGAGTACGCAGCATCCGGCGACAGCGCGTTGATAGCATCACCCGAAGCCGGGTAAATCTTCAGCGCAGCCGCCGCGTTGTTCTTGATAATGCAAACCAATCCGGCAGAAGCCGCCGGAAGAACAACACCCTTCGTGCCATCAGCAGCCGAAACGAGCGTAAAGCCCGAGGTAACCGCCGCAGCATCGCCTTGTGCCGATCCCGTCGCCGCTACCGTAGCCGACTTAATAAACAAATCGCCGCTTGCCGTGACCGAAGCCGACGACACGCTGCCAGCCGTAAGAGCGCCAGTAACGTTTACGCTCTGAAACTCTGGGTCAGCAAAGGCAACACCAATCGCCTGTGTATTAGGCATATCAATACCCCTTCAGGTTAGCCCCCGGTAGGTTTTCCTACCGAGGGCGTTGCCATTACGAAATGCGGTAGCAGGTCCAAGCGCCGTCGCCGGTCTTGCGAACGCGGAAGTGGCCCGAGGAGGCCGCCGCCACTGCACCCGCACCGACGAGCGTCCAGCCCGTGCCAGTCGCCACCGTCACCGAATCAGAACCCGAGGCGTCAATGTTGATGACGAAGAAGTCAAACGCCGCGTCTACCTTAGAGGCAGACGAAACGTAGGCTTCAACGTCAGCAACCGTCGGCAGCGTCAAGTTGCCAGCCGTGCCGTTGAACGTGAAAAGACCGTTCGACAGTTGAGCAGGCGTCATCGTTGCGGCGGCAGTGATTGCCGTCGGAGCGCCCTGCACGAACAGCAGGGCCTCACCGACGTTACCGTCATTAAACTGATAACCACCAGAACCATTAGGAAGTGCCATTTTAAATTACTCCGTGAATAAGTTTAAGGGTTAGCCCCAGAGACGCACGCCCATCTGCGGGCGAATCACCGAGTAGCCATACAGCACGTCGATACGGCACGGCATACGGTCGTTGTTGATGTCGTACTGACGGACAAAACGCAATCGCGTCCTTGTGGTACACGAGGTTCTGCGGATACTGGGTTGAAGCACCACCCAAGAAGGTGATAGCAGCGCCAGACTGCGGGAACGAGTCAACGGTTGCAAGAGCGTTCGACGAGGTGTAGATCGCCGGGCTGATCTCAACCGAGGCATACGCACCGCCGGTCGCCGCAACGTCCTTCGTGCAGACGAACTGCTGGAGCGAGCCAGTCGATTCGCGGGTCTGCGGGTTCACCGCGTAGACGTTCGCAATCGTGAACACGTCGCCCTTCTTGATGGTCTGCGTGCCGGTGCCAGTGATGGCAATAGCCGCAGTACCCTGGGCCGTCACAGTGGTCGTGACCGTGTGAGCGCCCGAACGGCTGCCAGTCGTGAACTGCTTGATCGACTGCGACATGTTGAGTTCTTCAAACCCAAGGATGCCTTCGCCAAACATGCCGTTCTTGAACTGCGACGAGATCGTGCTGACCGGGTTAAACAACCCCTTCATGCCCTCAATAAGCGCGGCGTTCGCAGCCGGGTTCACGGTGACATAACGCGGCGACATCACGGCAGCCGACTCGTTCAACTTCTGCTGGGCAGCGAGAAGAACAGCGGTGCTGCTCGGGGTCGTGCCGGGCGTGCCAACCGCCTGATACATGTTCAGAAACGAGTTAGCAACGTCGGCGTCGATGCTGGCGGCCAACTGGCTGATACGCGGCTTCAGCACGCGCTCGGCAAAGTCGTCCAACTGCATGGTCATTTCGGCAGTCGTAAAGTTCAGGAGTCGTCGTACTGGCGGTTAACGTTGCGGGTCAGCACGAGATTGTTTTCAAGAATCTCCAACGCTTTCCGCGTGATCATGTCGATTGTAAGAAGTGTATTAGCCACTTTAAGTGTCCTCTAAAAGAAGTTAGCGGTTACGACGCGCTTCCCACTGTTTAATCTGTCGCTGACGCTCGCGCTCGATCCACTCTGACGCGCTCATGGCCAAAATTGACCGTGGGTCTGTCGTGTCGTAGACCGGAGTGCCAGCGCCTTTAGCCGTGACAGGCTTAATCGGCGGGGGCGCACTGGTTGTCTTTTTGACCGGGGCGGGACTGTCGGCCAACTTGGCCTCAATCTTCCCGATCTCCTTTGCCTGCAAGTACGGCGACAGGCGGGAAATACGTTCAGCCTCGCGGGGGTTAGAACCCAAGTGATATGCAATATCGGGTCCTAATTCCGAAGCCTGAATCGTCTGAGCCATCACGGTCGTAATGGGCAGAGCGTTGTTGTACGCGACTTGTTCAAAGTCATCGTAACGGTCACGCGCTGCTTCTTCGCGGTCGTGATAAGCCTCTAGGAGAGCCATTTGCTCCCGCTCTGCCTCACGTCGGGCGAGGAGTTCGGTAGCCTTACGCTCGGCCAAAGCCTCTGCGTATGCGTCCGGGTCCTCGTCTCTGCTTGGCAGGGCAGCGGCTTCAGCCTGTGACGGCGTGGCCTTTAGCGCCTGCTCCCTTTCCCACTTGCGACGTTCCCGTGCAAGCCTCTTGCCGACCATCGCGTCCAACTCTTCTTGAGAGAACGATTTGGCTGGCTTTTCCTCCGGCTGTTGCGTTTCTGCAACGACTTCGGGTTCCGGGGTAGCCGTGACCACCGGTTCCGGCGCGGAAACCTCCGCTACGACTTCAGGGACTACATTTTCGTCCGACATAACCTTCCTTACGGAAACCTGGTGAAACGCACCAGTACGGTTAAACTTTAACTTACAAGTTGCGGACAGCGTAGCGTTGGTTGTGGGGGTAAACGACCCGACCGGGAACAAGTTGATTCCGGTCGAGATGACATAGCCTTGTATCGCAGAGCCAACATTGGTCATTAACGTTACCGGGGACTCTTCGACGTTAACAAACGGCGGCCGAGAAATAATCGCCGCGTTTGTATCCGCCGTAACAGGGTATGCCACCGTCATCGAAAACGTCACTAGGCGTCCAACCTTAGTGTAACGCCCCAAGGCCGACGTAAACGTCAGCCCTGCGCCAGACTGGTCGGTCGGCGTGAGGGCGCCTTCCTCGTAATCGTCAAGGACGTTCGGCAGGTTGTTTGGAATCTGGGTAGCCGGGAACGTAATCGCCGGAGTTGCCACGCCAAGGTCAAACTTAGCCGGAGAGTCATACTGCAACCCAGTGGCGTCACCACCTGCGCCAACCGTGGCGTAGTTACCATAACTATCCACAAAGTTCGCAACAGAATTACCGCCGACAATAATCGGCGATTGCAGCGACACCATGACGTTCTTAGAAAAGTTGCAGACTTTTCGGATGCTATCCGAGAAGTTAATTAACCCGGAAGGAATTGTTGAATACGTGTGGAACAGGCAATTATCCACAGTTAGGACTTCAGCAAAAATGCTGTTAGCGTCTGTGCGCGTCCAGATAACCGCCTTGCCAGCGTCCGTCGTGCCTTGTGCGTCCTCAAACCAACAGCCTTCAAAGCGCGGGAACAAAATGCCTGAGAGCAGCACAACCGTCAGCGTCGGGTCAAGGAACTCGAAGATGCAGTCGCGGAATACCAACTCGTAGCCAGTCTGGAACTCTACGTTTGACTGCGGAGCGCCGCCGCCCTTAAACCAACACTGCTCAATGACGTTGATGTTGGTCAGATTAACCGGCGCAGTGCCGATAGACTCGATGGCCTTCATGGCATTTCCAGAGCCAGAGCCAAACACGCCAAACGTGCAGCGGTAGACGTGCGATCCAATCAACACGCCCTTAATTCCAGCGGCAAGGCGACCGTAAAAGTCGCAGTCCGCAATTAACAGGTGCGACAGGTACACGCCAGAGGGCGAGTAGATAGCCCATCGAGTAGCAGCAGCGTTATCCGAATCAAACGTCAGGTTTTGGATAATGCCGTTTTCAGCGGTAAAAGCGGTGGCAACTTGGAAGTAGCCTTGGATTGTGCCGCCCGACCCCATGATGATGGACTTGCCCTTGACGCCAGAAATTTCAAAGTTGTTCTGCGACAAGATAATCGGCGAAGTGATCTTGTAGGTGCCAGCAGGGAAGAACACCGACTTGTTAGCCGTGATCGCAGCCTGGATAGCAGCGGTGTCATCGGCTGATCCATCGCCAACCGCGCCATAAGACTTCACGCTGACAACAGGCGCAATAGCCGATACCGGCGTCTTCTTGGTTACGCCGCCCTGCACAATCGGCGCAAGTTCAGCGCCAGAAAGCGGGATCGACGAATTCGTCAGTTGTGAAATCTTAATCGTAGTCATGTCTTACTCCGTTACCCACGGCAAAGCGACGGGAACTGGCTCCGGCTGCGGGTGCTTGGCATCTTCTTCTGCCTTGGCAGCGCGGGCTTCCATATCCGTCTTGGAAATTCTAGCCCACACCCAACCCAGCACAACGTCTTCAGTCAGTCCGTCAAACGGAATAAAGTTGCCAGTAGGCAACAGCAGTTCCGTTACGGCATCAAGCAAGCCGAGTTCCCAATGCACCAAATACACCACGTTGTCTTTGCCATCGAGGTGCGGATAGGCGGTCAGGCTTCTGACTTTCCATTCAGCCATGGCTTACTCCTTGGAAGCGACAACCCAATTACCGGCAGCCTCATCCCATGAGTACATCTTCGGCGGTTCGCCCGTGCCAGCGTCAGACGGCAGCGGAACCGGAGCCTGCCAGTTGCAGTCGGCGTCCAGCACCCACGACGGGTACGGCTGCGGCGGGATGAACGCATCCAGCGCGGCATCGTACTTATAGCCGATACCAGCGTAGTGCTTGCGGATGTTGCCGTTGTAACTGGTTTGCTTCCAGTTACCGCCGAGCAACTTCTGGCAGAACGCCACACCGATGCTTTCCATTTCGTTGCCGTTGGCGTCAGCGGTGTCCTTATTGGCAACCACGATGACGCGCTGCACAACGCCGTTTGAATCAATCTCTGCAAAATGAGCCATGTCTTACTCCTTCAGATGCAACGCGGTCAGGCTGCTTTCGTCACCAACGTAGCCGACCGGAAAAGTGTTAAACGCCAAAGATACGCGATCCTCGCCCTGCACGGTTTCCACCATGTGCGTCAGGCTAGACGGAAACAGCATCAAGTCACCTGCGCCTACCTCAAACCACCACGAGTCGCTGTTGTACACGTTGTAGTTGTCGGTCGGCAGTTTGACCTGCTGGTATCCGTCTTTGTAGAAATAAATCTTGTCACGCTCGCGGGCAGCCTTGAGGTACAGCACACCGGACACGAACGAGTTGGGATGCGCGTGTTTGTGGTGGTACTGGCCGGGCTTGGTGTAGTTTAGCCACGATTGCGTCAGGCGCAGCGATAAGTCGTGCTTTGGCGTGTAAATAGAAAGCAAATACTCGTTAACGCTGGCCTCGGCAAACGCTTTGAGGTTCGCCATCGTGTCGTGCCGCAACACATAGCGGTCATCGCTTGTGGTGTTACCCATGTTGCTGTGCATCGGCTGCTCGTCTACAAACGCCAGTTCCTCGGCGGTGTAGTCCCGTCCGAGTTCAAACTTGGCAACAGCCGTGGGGAAAAGGTTGTATGTGATCACGCAACCGCCTGTTCAATTTGGCTGACGTAATCATCAAACGCCTTCTGCTGCTCGGGCAACAGGATCGTCGGCACGGCGTCCTCAAGTTCTTTGATCTTCTCCACCGTAAACATAATCTCGTCCCACGACGGTTTCGGGCGTGGGTCTTCCCAGCGAGTGATCTCGCGGTTGCTGATTTCCCACTTTGCACCGGGACGCAGCAAGTGCATCGCGGTATCAATGCCCATCAGTTGATATGTTTTCATGTGAAGTTGACCTTGAGAATTACTATGCCGGAGCCGCCAGCGCCGCCTGCTGCTGCCCATACAGCGCCGCCACTAGTTGCGCCACCACCACCACCGCCTGTGTTAGTGGAACCAGCAACACCAGCGTTGTTTGGCGAACTCCCGCCGCCATTGCCGCCACCACCGGAACCGCCTGTGCTATTTCCAGACCCATAATCTTTATTGCGGCCACCACCACCGCCGCCGGCATAGGTAACGCTGCTACCAGAAATAGACGAAGCGGTTCCAGCGCCGCCATTTCCGGCATTACCCGGTAATGCGCCATTTCCTCCAACAGCGCCAGCACCGCCGCCACCGCCACTTGCGGTCCAATTTACGTTATCAGATGCGCCGGCCCCGCCATTGCTGCCTTGCGAAGGTGATGTAGACGGCGTATTGCCAGCGCCACCAGCATAAGTACCATTTGGATAACCGTAGCCACCGCCACCAGAACCACCAGAGCCGCCGGTATTGATGTCGCTACTTGCTCCGCGACCGCCACCTGTGCTGGTAATGGTGCTAAATACGGAGTCGCTGCCTTTGGCACCTGCATTGGCTCCGCTTGCGCCTGCGCTTCCACCAGCACCAACAGTAATCGTGTACTCGGTTCCAGCGGTAATGCTCAATGCGGTTCCGGTGCGAAAGCCACCTGCTCCGCCTCCGCCACCGCCACCGCTAGTCGTAGCGCCACCCGCGCCACCACCACCACCCGCTACAACGAGGTAGTCAACGCTCACCGCGCCAGCAGGGGCAGTCCACTTCTGCGATGACTTGAAGGTGAAGATCGATGCAGAGCCGATGTTGTATTTGATCAGGACGATGCCGGAGCCGCCTGCGGAGCCAGCGGTGTTGTATCCACCACCACCGCCGCCTCCTGTGTTGGCTGATCCAGCGGCAACCCCAGAACCACCCGGAAAAACGCCGCCTTGCCCGCCACCACCAGAACCGCCAATGCCGCGAGTTGTGCCGCCACTACCGCCGCCACCACCGGCATACGTTACGCTGCTACCAGAAACACTAGACGCAGTGCCATTACCGCCATTGCCGCCGGTATTTAATGCGCCGTTCCCGCCGGTAGCAGACGCTCCGCCGCCACCGCCGCCAGAACTTCCCGAATTTGAAGCATCCCCGGTTCCGCCGTTGCCTCCTTGTGAGGGCGAAGTTGATGGAGTATTTCCAGAACCACCATTTCCAGCAGTAAATGGGCTAGTAGAACGAGTGCCGCCGCCACCACCAGAGCCGCCGTTATTTCCGTTTGAATCTGTATTGCTAACAGCGCCGCCGCCACCGCCACCGGTTGAGGTAATGGTGCTAAATATGGAATCGTTGCCATTACCGCCTTTAGTGCTGCCTGTACTTGCTGCGCCACCACCGCCTACAGTTACGGTGTAGTCGGTTCCTGCCGTTACGGATAAGCCCGTGCCGGTGCGGAAACCACCTGCGCCACCGCCACCAAAACCACCGCCACCCGCGCCACCCGCAACAACGAGATACTCAACCTCGCTGACGCCGCTCGGGGCAGTCCATGTGCCGGTAGAGGTGAACGTGGCTACGACAGACTGTACGGGTACGGTGTACTTGAGGATGACGATGCCAGAGCCGCCTGCGCCACCTGTAAACACGGTTGGCGAAGAAAATCCGCTACCACCGCCGCCGCCTCCTGTATTGGCAGTTGCAGCCACGCCATTTGTGTTGCTCTTTCCTGCGCCGCCGCCGCCAGAACCACCAGCACCACCACCACTAGCGCCGCCGTCTTGACCACCGCCGCCACCGCCTCCAGCGTACGTTACGGATGATCCAGAGATAGTTGACGCAGTTCCAGCGCCGCCAGCGCCACCAACTGTTGATGATCCAGTATTTCCAACAGCAGATGCGCCACCACCGCCACCGCCGCCAAAGTTTGGAGTAGCGCCGTTTCCGGTTCCACCGTTTGAGCCTTGTGATGGAGAAACACTTGGAGTGTTCCCGGTTCCTCCGGTGCCACCGGGATACGGGGGAGAAGGGCCGCCAGCCGTATACGATCCACCGCCGCCAGAACCACCATTTGCGCCAGACGAATTAGGTGCGCTGTTGTACGAACCGCCACCACCACCGGCTGTTGCGGTAATTGTGCTAAAAACTGAATCATTGCCATTTGACCCACGAACATTAACTGTTCCAGAGCCATTTCCGCCGCCGCCGACAGTAATTGAATAATTTGTGCCAGCAGTTACGGACAATCCGGTGCCGGTTCTAAATCCACCGGCTCCGCCACCACCGCCAAGTGCGCCACCACCGCCGCCACCAGCGACGACAAGGTATTCCACCTGCGTCACGCCAGTCGGCGCAGTCCAGTCACCGGATGCGGTGAAGATTTTGTATTCGGTAAATGCTCCGCCGCCGACCTTCACGGCGAGCAGCAAACTCATAATGCCGCTCATGGCTTAACTCACGTTGCCGTTGATAACGCAGACCGTACCAGAGAGGAACAGTATCGTCGCCACACCTCGTGTTGCCAAAGTCACCGTTGCCTTATCCGCATCCGTACCAGCGATATACGCTGTCGTAATCGTGCAGGTAATCGTGATGTTGCCGGATGTGTTGTTGAAGATCGACACCACATCGCCAGCGGCAAACGTTGCATCAGGAATGGTGATGGAACCCGACGCACCGACTTCGATGAACTTACCCACATCGCCAACGGCGAGGCTGTAAGAGGTCGTTTTGGCCGATCCAGACTGCGGGACGTTGCGGAATCCGACCGTCATCGTCTCGTCAGGGATCGTCACCGTTCGGTTAGCCGTCAGCGTAGTCGGCGTCAGCGTGACCGCATACGAACTCGTACCGCCTGCGCGACCAGCGATAACCACCGCGTCCTGCGTCGAGGCAGCCTCAGAGCGAATCGCATTGGCAGCACGGAACGTCTGGGCGGCAGTAAAACTGCCTGCAACCGAGAACGTCTGAGCCGCGCTCCAGGTATTTGCCGTGCTGGTCGTCAGCGTCAGCAAATTAGTATTGGTGAGTTTGAAGTTAGCCCCACCGCGAGCGATCACTAACTCATCACCCGGTTGTGCCGGTGCGCCTGAAGCCAGTGCGCTTATCTTGGTATCAGCCATGATTTACTCCAATTCTATTTTGCTGTTGTCTTCGAGCAGCACGAACGAGTCGTCTTCCAATAAAAGATAACTAGCCGCAGGTGGTGCGGCTCCCGCTGGCGGAACCCCTAATGCAATAATCGACCCTAGCCCGATGGCTATGCCGTTTGCAGGGGATATGCCGTAAAAAACTGTCATTAGGTGCCGCTAATAGGCTTGGCGTACACGTTGCCACCCGAGGCAACCTGGATAGCCGATACGCGCCACGGGCCGCCAGTACCCTTCGGCACAGCGAACGGCACAGGGACGTTTGCCGGGATCGGGGTGCTGCTGGTGGTCGCCGTAACGCCATTACCAATCGCAATATACGCGGCAGTCGTAGTCCACACCAACAGGGCTTCTACGCCCGCATCCCACGTACCCGTAGACCCGGCAGTACCCGTGTAGGAGGCAGTCTTGGCCGGGAACAGACTGTCATCAAGTGGGTTAAGTAATTGCATTGTCTATACCTCAAGCCAA